GGTTGAGCCGTATCGACGTATGCGGATGTTCGCCTAATGCCAGCCACAATCAGCCAAGTCAAAGACGGCCTCAAGACCGCCATCAATACGGTCTCGGGTTTGCGTGCGTTCGACTATCAGCCCGATCAGGTAAACCCGCCATTCGCATGGCCGACACTCGACACCATCACCTACCACCAGACCGGCATGGCGGCTGGTGGCGTGGTCATGAACTTCACCATCACGCTCGTCGTCAACCGTGCAGCAGAACGAGTCGCGCAAGACCAGTTGGATCAATACATGTCGTGGGATGGAGCCAAGTCGCTGCGTGCCGCCATCGAAGCCGACCGAACCTTGGGCGGTGTCTGCGACGACCTCATCGTCACTGGCGCAGAGAACCTGACGAACATCGATGCGAACGACACGCTGTATCTGGCGGTCGATTTCAAGGTCACGGTGTACGCTTAGAACGTGGCGAAATACTTGGTATCTGGACCGTTCCCGGTGACTGGCGTTCAGCCAGGCGGGTTTGTGGACGGAAGTGGAATCGACAATGTAGAGTTGTTGCTGCAAGCCGGTGTCCTCACACTGGTGCAAGAAGTCAAGAAACCCTCAAAGGCCGATAAGGCAGGAGACAAATAGTCATGGCAAAGCTGGTCCTCAAAGACGCGAACATCGTGTTCAACGGCACCGACATCTCGGGCAACGTCGCGTCAGTGACGCTCTCAACGACCGCTGCTGAAGTCGCAACGACCGCCTTCGGTTCGAGCGCAATCACCCGTGTCTCCGGTCTCATCGACAACTCGGTGACGTTCAGCGTCCACAACGACTACAACGCGATCGACGGAATCTTCTTCCCGCTCGTCGGCTCAACCGCAGTCACCTGCGTCATCAAGCCGAACGGCACTGGTGTCGCATCGCCAACGAATCCGTCGTACACCTTCTCGGTGCTCGTCACCGAATGGCAGCCGGTCAATGGTGCGGTCGGCGATCTCGCCACCGCCGATGTGACGTTCCCAATCTCGGGCGCCATCACCAAGGGCACGGCCTGATTCCAATCCACCTAACCTGCGGAGGTAGAAAATGAAAATCGCGTTGAGTGTCACGACCGTTGATGGCGTGCGCACATCGGTCGCCGAGTTTGCGGACTTCGTCAAGTACGAAGAAACGCACAACGTGTCGATGGCGAAGATTGAAGACGACCTCAAAGTGCGTGACCTTGCTTGGCTTGCGTGGCATTCTGAGAAGCGTCGCAAAGTCACCAGCCTCGAGTTCCATGCTTGGACTGAAACAGTCGAAGCAATCAGTATCTCCACCGAGGAGGCCAAGATTGGCCCTTTGGAGAGAACTCAGCCCACTGGTTGATCGCCTATTTGGCGTGCGAGACGGGCATTGCGCCGTCTCAACTGTTGGCTGAGTCTCCACGAATGTTGTTCACGATGCAGGCGTATCTGCGTTGGCGTTTCGTGAAACAGAATCCGACGACACCGTACAATCGTTGACATGGCTCAGCCAGACATTGCGGTGCTTGCGCCGGGACTCATCAAGTTCTTGAAAGCGACTGCGCGTGCAGTGCCGCAGTTTGACAAAGGGATTCGTGAGGCGTCGAATGATGTTGCGGTTCATGTTGCGAACCGGGTGAAGGCTGGTGCTGCGGCTCAAGCTGCGCACGGTCGTGTGAGGTCTGGCGGCTCGGGGCGTTCTCAGGCTGCGGTTGTCGCTGATGCAATCAAGGCTCGGCGTGATCGCATACCGAAGATTGGTTTCACGAAGGGCAATGTGTTCGTGTCGAAGTCTCGCCCGAACAGCAAACGTAAGCGGAGGGTTTTGGCTGGTGACGTGTTCTTTGGTGCGGAGTTCGGTGGTGGTCGTAGGAAGACGACGCAACAGTTCTTGCGTCATCGTGGCAGGCAGGGTTACTTCTTCTGGCAGGCTGTGCGAGATAGTCGTTCGTTCATCGCTGAGCAGTATTTGACGAACGTTGAGAAGGTAATCAAGACGATCAGCCCCGGTGCGAACTAGCGGACAACTGCTCTAAGTTCAGCAAGTAGAATCGGCGTTCATGGCCGTTGAGCGCTCATTTCTTGTCAAGCTTGTTGGCGACGCGAAGCAGCTCATTCAGGAGTTTGCGAAGACTGAGAAGGCTTCTGAGGGCGTTTTTGGCAAGGGCGGTATCGGCGGAAAACTACAGAACTTGCTTCCGTCGTTCAAGACGATTGCAATCGCTGGCACTGCTGCGTTCGGGGCGGTGACTGCCGCGGCCGGGTTGGCGGTGAAGGCTGCGGCTGAGGATGCCGAGTCGCAGGCGCGTCTGGCTCAGGCGTTGAAGACGACGTTCGGTGAGTCCGAGCAGTTGGTGGCTGCGACGGAAGAGTTCATCACATCGATGATGGAAGCGGCTGCGGTATCGGATGACCAGTTGCGTCCGGCGATGACGACGCTGGTGCGTGCGACAGGTGACTTGAAGCAGTCGCAGGATTTGTTGAAACTTGCGCTCGACATCAGTGCCGGCTCGGGCCGTGACCTTGAGGCGGTGACGATTGCGCTTGCCCGTGCAAGCCAAGGTTCGGTCACGGCTCTAACTCGTCTCGGTGTGCCACTCGATCAGAACGCAGTCAAGACCAAAGACTTTGAGGCAATCACCCGCCAGTTGGCTGACACCTTTGAGGGTGCTGCGGCTGCTTCGGCGGACTCTGCGCAAGGTCGGTTCCGTGCATTCGGTATCGCAGTCGATGAACTGCGTGAACAGTTCGGCGAGATGCTCCTTCCAGCGTTGACCGATGTGACCGACTATCTGACCAGAACAGTCATCCCAGCATTCAGCATGGCGATTGAGGCATTCCGTAGTCAAGGTGTGAAGTCGGCGTTGGCGGTATTCGTTGCCGCGTTCGGACAAGCAGGCATCGCAATCCTTGATCAACTTGAAGGTGTTGCGGTTGGCGTCTACAAGTTCATGGAAGGTGTCGTCGCAACACTCAGCCCACTATTTGCGGCGATTGATTTGGTGCGCTCGTTCCTTGCGTTGGGCAAGCCGATTGAATCAATCCAAGCTGGTATCGCACGCAGGACTCAAGAAGTTCAGGGTGCATTTGACGGCTTCCGTGATTCGGTATCTCAAGCCTCGAAGCGATTGGAAGTGATTGCGGCTGGTCCGATGGATGTGGTCGAGCGTCGCCTGGCGCAGATCGGGCGTGTCGCCAAAGGCAGCAAGACCAGCCTGGACGATTTCGGTGACGGTGCCGAAGGTGCGGGCCGTAAGAGCGGCAAGGCTGCGTCCGACATCAAGACGTTCCAAGACAGATTGAAGGAATACACGTCGGCGGTGAAGTCGGCGAAGTCCGCTTCGGATGCGTTCGGTCGCAGTCAGGAGCGTGTGAGTGATGCTCGAGTGTCGTTGGCTGATGCGGACAAGGCGTTGGCTGACGCTCAGGATGCTTTGGCTAGGGCTCAGCAGGGTGGTTCGCCGGAGCAGATTGCGGCCGCGAACCGCAGGGTTGCCGCGGCGGAGCGGACGGTTGCCCGCTCAAAGTTCGATGTCGAGGAATCAGTTATCGCAGTTCGTGATGCTGAGCGTGAGTTGGCTGAGTTGCGTGGGGACCCGGAGGCGACACCGGATGCGATTCGCAAGGCGGAGATTCGTTTGGCTGAAGCGAAGTTCGCTGTGGCGGATGCCGAGGACCGTCAGATTGAGGTCACGGATAGTTTGACGGAGGCTCGCCGCGAGTTGCGTATTGCAACCGAAGGTTTGCGTGAAGGTGACGCGGAGCTCATCCCGTTCCAGGCTGCTGTTGAGGATTTGACGAAGCGTCAGACGGATGCGGCGAAGCGGTACAAGGAAGCGTTGAATGATCAGACTGAGGCGTTGGAGGAGTACACGGCGGCGTTGGCTGCGTTGGCTGCGGTCGCTGCGACGGTCCCGAAGGTCGCTGGCGCTAACCCGGTGACGGGTTTGATTCCCGTTCCGCCGACACCTGTCAGCGACCAGCGCATCATGCCAGACAACGCTCCTACGCAGGTTGTGGTGAACATTACGAACGGTATCGGCGGTAACGCCTACCAGGTCGGCAAGGAACTCATTGAGATACTTGACCAGTACACGTCGGTGGCTGGTCCGCTTGACACGTTGATGCGCGTGGCCTGACATGGCGAAGGTGATGCCGTGGGGTGAAACCCTGAAGGTGCTGCTGGACGCAGGGTTCATTACCGATGCGTTCACGCTCGACTCATCCACACTCAACGGTACTGACGTCCTCGACGGCTCAACCGAGTTGGTCGACGTCACCGAATACGTCCTCTCCGTCGGCATCACACGCGGACGCACCGACCAACTCCGCTCACAATTCCAGCCCGGCGTCTGCCAAGTTGTGCTCGACGACCGCGCCTCAGGCCGCTCCTTCGATCCAGCCAACACCGCCTCCCCGTACTACCAAGGCGATCTCGGCATCGCCCCACGACGCTTCCTCCAGGTCTACGCAGGGACCGCCGGTGACGAACCGCTCTTCGTCGGACGAGTCCAAGACCTCGACATCGAATACGCCCAACCCGACCTCTCCACCTGCACCATCGTCGGCATCGACGACCTCTCCAGCTTCGCCAAAACCACCCTGCTCGCCTTCACCCCACCACAAGAACTCACCTCCGCCCGAGTCACCCGCATCCTCGACCGACCAGAAGTTGCCTACTCCACCGCAACCCGCAACATCTCCACCGGTGTCGCCACCCTCGGCACGTTCGCATACGCCGACGGCGACAGCGTCGCCGGCGCACTACAGCAGGTTGCCGAATCAGAAGACGGTCGCTTCTTCATCGCACGCAACGGCGACGCAACCTTCCAACCACGCATCGCATTCACATTCTCCACCGCGATCGCCACCTTCTCCGACGCAGGCACCGCCATCCCATACCAGTCCCTCGACGTGCTCTACGGTGCCGAAACGCTCTACAACTCTGCGACCATCACCACCAAAGGCAATGCGCTCGGCACCGCCATCGGCACCGCATCCATCACGCAGTACGGCATCAGCAGCTACAGCCTGAACGACCTCCCACTCGTCAGTGCTGGCGAAGCCGCCACGCTCGCACAGAACATCGTCGACAAATACGCCGAACCAATCTCACGATTCGTCGAGATAGGCGTCACGATGAACAGCCTCAGCCCAGCACAAATCGAAGCCATCGACTCCTTCGAGATCGGTGACGTCATCAGCGTCGTCAAGAACTTCGCCACCGGGGCACCAGCGTCAATCACCCAAGATGTGTTCATTGAACGCATCGCCCACCAGATAACACCAGGCATCCATCAGGTCACGCTCGGCCTCGGGCAAGCCCAAATCCTGACAGCGTTCATTCTGGACACGAGCGAACTCGACGATGCGTCTGTCGGGCTCGGATAAACTAGGGCCACTATGGGAGCAGGATTCCGCACATTCGCCAGCGGCGAAGTATTGACCGCCGACAACGTCATGAACTATCTGATGAAACAAATGGTGATGGTGTTCGCCGGTACCGCTGAACGCGGCTCAGCACTACCCTCACCCGAAACAGGCATGGTTGCATACTCGACGGCCACCGGCATGCAGGTCTACAACGGAACCGCCTGGGTTAGTATTTAGCGTCATGGGTTCTGGCTTCCGCACCTTCCAGTCAG